GGGGTTTTTGTTTTTAAAACAGTTTTGCTACTTTTTAGTTATACTTATATATGTTAGTATTAAGAGAACAAGCTACATCGCAAACCTTTAAAATTATCCCTCGACAATTCGTAGCGGATAGCATGATTATTACCGATGAAACTACTAGAGATTCTATTACTTACGCTATTACGATAACTCAATTAGACTACTATGCAGTTATATCTAAAATTATTGCTTTGGTAGAAGGTCACACTTATACCTTGACAGTTTTAGATGGTGCTAACGTAGTTTATAAAGATAAGATATTTTGCACTAATCAGTCAGCTACAACATACACAATTAATAACGGTGAGTATGTTCAGAACACAACCGATAATGAATTTATAGTTTATGAATAATAACACACATATTTTACAGTTATCATCTTACACTCAACCTGAAATAATTGAAGATGGTAGAGATAAATGGGTTGAATACGGTACTGAGAATGACTATTATACATGGCTGATTGATCGTAGACGTAACTCTACAACAAACGGTTCTATTATTAATAATATTACACGTCTAATGTACGGGCGTGGATTGTATGCTAAGAACGCTAATAGAAGGCCTAATGACTTTGCTCAGATGTTAGCATTATTTAGACCTGATGATTTAAGAGCTGCTGGTGACAACTTGTATCATTTAGGCCAAGGAGCATATCAATTGATTTACAATAAAGCACACAATAAGATTGTTAAGGTAAAATATATGCCTATTAATCTTATTAGACCTGAAAAGTGCGATAAGGATGGTAACATTACGGGTTATTACTATTCTGATAATTGGAGTGATACTAAAGCATTTGTACCTAAGCGTATTCCAGCATTCGGTACGTCTAACGAAGGGATTGAGTTACTTGTATTTGGTGCGCAGTCAGTAGGTAGAAAATATTTCTCAGCTGTTGCTTACGAACCATGTTTAGATTATTGTATTCTTGAAGAACGTATATCTGAATACTTAATTAATGACGTAGATAACGGATTTAGTGGTACTAAGGTAGTTAACTTTAATAATGGTGTACCAACACCTGAGCAACAATCTATTCAAGCTAAAAAAGTTCTAGGTAAGTTAACTGGTGCTAGAGGTCAAAAAGTAATTGTTTCTTTTAACAATAACCAAGAACAAAAAACAACAGTAGATGATATTCCATTAAACGATGCGCCTGATCACTACAACTATTTATCAACTGAGTGTAGAAATAAAATTTTAGTAGGTCATTGTATTACTTCGCCTATGCTTGTAGGTATTTCTCCTGATGGACAAGGATTCAGTTCTAATGCAGATGAGATTGAGGTAGCTGCTAAGTACTTTCACAATACAGTTGTTAGACCACAACAAGATATTCACCTAGACGCTATTGCTGAGGTGTTAGCTTACAACAATATTAGCTTAGACTTATTCTTTAGAAGATTGAATTTGTTTGAAGATATTGAAGCTGATGAGCAAAAGTCTGAGGAAGTTGCTATGAGTTCGCATGATAAACTTAGTGACGTTTTGTCACGCTTTGGTGAGGATGAAGATTTAAAAGATTGGGAGTTAATAGATGAGCGTGATGTTGATTATGATAATGACGATGACCTTGATCTACAAGTTGCAGAATGGGAAGAATCATTAAAGCCTAAACAATCTTTGCTTAGTAAGGTTTGGGAGTTCGTTAACTCTGGTGTTGCTTCACCCAATCAGAAGTCAAGTCAAGATAAAGAGATTGATGGATTCTTCTTTAAGGTTCGTTACGTTTACGATGGTAACAAGTCACCTGAGAGAGATTTCTGTAAACTAATGATGCAACGTAATAAGCTTTACCGTAAAGAAGATATTGCGATGATGAGTGAAACGGTGGTTAACGAAGGCTTCGGAGAATTTGGTACAGACACTTACGATATATTCAAGTTTAAAGGTGGCCCAAGATGTGGTCATAAATGGGTACGCAAGACTTATGTTAGCGCATCTAAATCTATTGACGTTAAAAGCCCTAACGCTCCAACGGTGTCAACTAATAAGGCTGAAAAGTTTGGTTATGTAGTTCGTAACCCTAAGGAGGTTGCTATGAAGCCTAACGATATGCCCTTAAAAGGATTTAGCCCTAATAATACTAATTTACCCTCAGACGTAGCATAATGGCACAAGCACTATTCATAACTAGAGAAGATTTAACTAAAAGCACATCACTTAATGGTAATGTTGACGTTGATAAATTTGTTCAATACATTAAGATTGCTCAAGATATTCACATTCAAAACTACTTAGGTACTGACCTTTACAATAAGATTAGTGCTGATATAGTTGCAAGTACTTTGGCTGTACCTTACTCAACGCTTGTAAACACATATATAAAGCCTATGTTGATACATTGGGCTATGGTTGAGTATTTACCTTGGGCAGCTTATACAATCGCAAATAAGGGGGTTTATAAGCATGGTTCAGAAAATAGCGAATCGGTAAGTAAAGAGGAAGTAGATTTCTTGGTTGAAAAAGAACGCAGTATTGCTGAAAACTACACTAAAAGATTTGTAGATTATATGTGTTTTAATAACAACTTATATCCTGAGTATAACACTAATAGTAACGGAGATGTTAACCCAGATAGAGATATAAACTTATCAGGCTGGTACTTATGAGAAAGAACTATAAACCAAAAGAGGAAAATATTATTAAGTTAACGGTTTTTCTAACTAAATTAAACGAAAATGGCGGAAGTAAGGATAAGTGAATTAACAGCGCATTCAACAGGTAATTTAGCTGCTACCGATCTAATCGAAGTTAGTGAGGATTTAGGTGGTGGTTTGTTTGGTAGTAGAAAGTTGACGGGTTTGCAGCTTCGTAATGGAATTAAGACTTACAAAGCAATTCTAACTCAAACGGGAACAAGCGCACCAACAGCTACAGTATTTATCAATACGTTAAGCGGTACTCCTACATTTTCTTATATTGGTGTAGGTAGTTATGAGTTAACATTAAATAGTGAATTTACAGCTAATAAAGTAACTGTAAGTACAAACAACTTTGTTAGTGGTGGGTTAGTTAAAGTGTTTAGAAAAGATGCTGATGATATTGCGATTCAAACATTTAACACAGCACTAGCTTCTACTAATGCAGTACTTTCTGAAACTTTAATCTTAATTGAGGTACACCCATAATGCAAGGCTTTTACAACATAACGGAAAGAATAAGAGTTCAGTTAGCTCAAGATGTATTTGTAAACACTATTACTTATGGTGATATCTTTCGTGTAGACCTTAAGAAACAAACTATATTTCCACTATGTCATGTTGTAGTAAATAACGCTACAATGGAGGGAAATGTTTTTAGATATAACATATCGGTTATGGCTATGGATATAGTTGATATCTCTAAGGATTCAATTGACAATACTGCGCTAGGACAATTCAGAGGTAACGATAACGAACAAGATGTGTTGAATACTCAATTTGCTGTTTTAGCTCGTTTACTTAAAGTGTTAGAAAGCGGTGATCTATTTACGGAATTGTATCAATTAGACGGAAATCCAAATATTGAACCATTTACCGAAAGATTTGAAAACTACTTAGCTGGATGGGTTGCTTCGTTTGATGTATTGATTCCAAACGATATGACTTCTTGCGATGCTGCAACTATTCCTAGTAATATTTGTGCAGATGCAACAGTTGAAAATTCAGACGGTACGTATTCAGATACAGTTGCTAGTGGTGGGACTTTAATTTTACCTGATACAACTTACAACTTCATAGTTAATGGTGTTACAACTAGCGTGACGATTCCAAGTATTAAAGACGAAACATTTAACATAGTATGGCAATAATAGATATAAATATACCAATCGAGGACGCTGTTACTAATGGCAGTTTAAATCCTATCACAAGTAACGCAGTATTTGACGCTTTAGCATTAAAAGCAAATAGTGCTGATTTAGCTACTGTTGCGACTACTGGAGACTATAACGACTTAGACAACTTGCCCGTTATTCCCGCTGCTCAAGTTAACGCTGATTGGAACGCAACAAGTGGAGTTGCTGAAATATTAAACAAGCCAACTATTCCAAGTGTAACGGGCTTTGTTCCGTATACGGGCGCAACTCAGGATGTTGACTTAGGTACACACAAACTAACAACAAACGATTTAGTAGTTAATCACCCAAGTGGTAGTGGTGTTGGTGCTTCAATTACTAAGGGAGGCGCAGGTGAGGCTTTGACTGTTGTTAAATCAAGCGGCTCAGGAAATGCAGCGTCTATCACTGGCGGTGTTACCTTGATTGATGAGCTACATTTAACAACTGATTTATCTGATACCTACATAGCAAGTGCTGCGACTTGGAACGCTAAACAAGCGGCTCTAGTAAGCGGAACGAATATAAAGACTGTTAACGGTAATAGTTTACTTGGTAGTGGTGATTTAGTTATAAGTGGTGGAGGCGGAAGCGGTATCTTTGGAATCTCAAACGCTTCAGGTGTATACACTTACTATGCTACTTTGACCCTTGCAATGGCAGCAGCAACAAGCGGACAAGTTATAGAAATGTTTGCTGATTATACACAATCTACTGCAACAAACATTGAATTGAAAGATGGTGTTAATATTCAAGGAAATGGGCATACATATACATATTCTGCGGCTGGTACATCTTATGCATTAAATCAAACAAATGCTGGTACTTACAATATAAGAATACTTAATATTACAATTTTAAGAACTACTGGTACTGGAGGTTGTTTTAATCAATTTTATGCTTCTGATGGAAATATGCATTTTGACGGGACAGTATTAAAATCAACTGGTGGCGGACCTAGTTTTTATTCTGCTGGTGGATTTAAATATTATAACTTAACAGCAATTAGTACAACTTCCGCTACTGCAATTGATTTTTGGGCTTCTGGAATTCAAGGAACTTTTATAAATTGCATTGGTATTAACACTTCTTCTGGTTATGGTTATTCAATAGGTGCTGGAGGTACTCTTAATAATTGTTATGGAGAATCAAATAGTGGTTCAGGTATATTTGGTAATGGTAATTTTAGAAATTGTGTAGGAAAATCAATTAGTGGTGCTGGTATTGCTCCATCTGGAAATATGTACAATTGTTCTGGATTTTCTTCAACTGGATATGGGATTGACTCAACAAATGCTACTCAATGTGTTTCTTCCGTAGGTACAAGTGCATCTAATTTGGGATTTTTTGTAGGGGGTGTTTATACTTCAAAGTGTACTGGAATAAGTTCATCTGGAGTAGGAATGGCTTCTGGAACTGGTTCAGTTCAAGTTTATGATTGTGATGGATATTCTTCTTCGTACCAACTGTTGCCAATTTTGTAGACAGTGACACCATGCTTCAGCGAGTAACGCCAGAACAACCAGTGTCCTCCAGCAGGACCGTAGTCCACTACTGGTGGTGCGAATAGATAAGCCATTATGTTTTCCTTCTATGTTAGAAACATAACCCCACCCCCAGGACCGCTATGTGACCTGGGGATGAGATTAGTGTCGCTAATTAAGCAATGCTTGAAGCAGACTCAATGCGGAACAATGCTTCCTGACGGTAGACTGCGTGTCCTAGAACACCGTACCAACCGATTGGACGCTGACGCATCAACTTGTCTACGACTGGACCAATAACCACGTGTGGTTCTTCGGCTACAGCCTCAGCAAGTGCTT